TTTTAATTAAAAGATTCAATAATATTTGTTAGTTTATTTTAATTAAAAGATTCAATAATATTTGTTAGTTTATTTTAATTAAAATTCAGAATAGATTTGCTAGTTTATTTTGCCAGTTTATTTTTTATCAAGAAACAATACAATGTTTATTATAAAATTGATATATTTTAATTACATAAAAATAATGTAATATAATTAATAATATGAGCGAAGAAAATTGGAAGATATTAGATAATTTTTCAAATTATGAAATTAGCAGTTTTGGAAATCTAAGAAATAAAATAACTGGTTATATACTTAAACCATGTATTAAATCTGGTTATTTATGCAGTAACTTAACAAATGATGATAAAAAATCTAAAACTATGAAAATACATAGGTTAGTTGGGTTAAGTTTTATTCCTAATCCAGAAAATAAATACACTATTAATCATAAAGACCATAATAAATTAAATAATAATTTAAATAATTTAGAATGGTCCACTGCTACTGAACAAAACAAACATAAAAGGAAACCAAAAAAAGAAGTTCAAGAATTAATATCTTCACGAGCAGTTTGGAGAATTAATAAAGATACTAATGAAAAATTAGAGTATTACAAAACTATAAGAACTGCAGCACAATGGATTTTTGATAATAATTTAACAAGTGTGAAAGAGTTTAATAATGGTAATAATATAAAAACAAAAATATCCGCAGTAGCGCAAGGGAGACGACCAACTACATTTGGGTATAAATGGGAATATTGTAATGAATGTGAAAATAAATATAATAATGAAGAATGGAAACACATTCCAAGTGATATTATAAAAGGAACTGAAGGATACAAAATATCAAATTATGGTAGAGTAAAAAATCATAAAGGAAGAATTACAGAAGGTTCTAATCATGAAAGTGGTTATTTATGGGCATGTATTTATCCTAATTCATACTTATTACATAGATTGGTAGCAAAAGTATTTATTCCTAATCCAGAAAATAAAGAACAAGTAAATCATATTGACGGAAACAAACAAAATGCTAGTGTAAATAATTTAGAATGGTGTTCAAATATAGAAAATCAAATACATAAAATCAATTCTGGATTATCTAATACCACTAAAAAAATAATACAATATGATTTACAAATGAATAAAATAAATCACTTTAATTCACAAGTAGATGCTTCTAAAGAATTAAATATATGTTGCACAAGCATTAGCAAGTGTTGTTTAAAAAAACAAAAAACAGCAGGTGGATTTATTTTCAAGTTTGTAGAATAATAGACAGAGTTTTAAAGATATAAAAAATTATTCAATATTATATGTCTGTTTGATCCAGTTTAGAACTAATATTTTTTCACATTTTTTGTGATCAGTATTAAACCCATTTAATTTATAAAATTCAGGTTTTTTAGCGCGTGGTTTTTTATAAAATATATAATCTCCATATTTACCAGTTCGAATACTTAAGTTTTTATTTAACTCACGGACTAATCCAACTGGTTTTGTAGGATCTAACGCATCTTTATCTAAATATTTAATAACATCTAAATATTGAATGTCGTCTATTTTTAAAAATTCAAAATTCTCTTTTAAAGATCTAGTTTCTTTTCCCCATTGAGCGTAAACGCCATATTTTCCTTTTTTAATAAATAAATCTAGTCCTTTATATTTTCCTATTGCATTTTTACTAATAATAGTATTGTCTATTATATCATCTAATGTTATATCATTAGATTTTAAATTTTCAAAATCTAAATTTTTTTTAATAGGAAGAAATGTAACTTTGGTATTATCTTTTGAATCAATACATTTTACTACTGGTCCATGTTTTCCAATAATTAGTGTATGATTATTATCAATATTTAGAGTAAATTTTTTTAAATCGTGTAATTTATCTGTAACAGATATTAAACCTTGATAACAATCATAACATAATTTATGCCATATAATTGAATTTTTATTACCATTATAATTTGCGATTTTATCCAAATTATCTTCCATTTCTTTAGTATATTCATAATTAAAAAATAGATTGAATTTATCAAGAAGAAATTCGATAACAATTATACCTAAAGGTTGAATAACAAGTTTATTTTTTTCATTGCCAAATTCTCTTTTACTAACAAGTTCAGAAATATTAGAATCTGTTAATGAAAAATCAATAGATTCTATTTCTTTGCCAGTTATATTTTGTTTTTCAACATATTTTCTTTCTTGAATTTTGTCAATAAGAGACGCAAATGTTGATGGTCTTCCAATTCCCTTTTCTTCTAAAAGTTGTACCAATTTGGCTTCAGTATAATGAGATTTAAGTTCAATAATAGTAAATTTAGAGTTTATTTTTGTTGGTTTCATAGTAATATTTTTTCCCAAATTTTGTATATATTGATAATTTTTGCTAGATTCTTCTTCATCTTTTGTAACAATTTTCCATCCTAAAAAAATAGGTTGTTCAGTTTTATAAACAAATTCAGTATTTTTAGGAGCAGATATTTTTGCACTAATAGAATTATATTGAGCAGATGGCATACATGTTTCCAATGTTCTTTTCCAAATTAATTCATATAATTTAATTGCTTTTGTTTGTAAATTGTTTAAATTTATAACATTAATATTAACAGGTCTAATAGCTTCGTGCGCTTCTTGTGGAGAAGGAACTCCTTTTTTTTCAGCGATAGTATTAATTTGTAAAGTTTGTTTTACTTCAACAATAAGATTATCGATAGTATTGCTTATGTATTGTTCACTATGCATAGTCTTGATATATTTTTTAACATTATCAATAAATTCACTGCTATATTTTTTTGAGTCTGTTCTCATATAAGTAATGTATCCATTTTCATAAAGTTGCTGAGCATATTTCATTGTATCTTTTGGAGATATATGTAATTCGTTAGAGGATAATTGTTGTAAACTAGATGTAGTTAATGGTTCAGGTGATTTTTTGATTATTTTTTTGGGAGTAGTTATAGAACATAAAAAGTGATGATGTTTACATTCCTCAAGAAAATTACGTACTAAGATTTCTTCATTAAATTGTTGATTAAGTTCAAATAATAAATTAAGATTTGTAAAAATTGCCGAAGTATTATATACAAGTTTACCGGGGGATTCTTTAATATCTAGATAATTTTCATATATAAGTCTTAACGCAGGAGTTTGGCAACGTCCAGCAGATAAACTAGTATTATTTACACAATTCCATAAAATAGGAGAAATAGTAAATCCAACTAACAAATCTAATATTTGTCTTGCTTGTTGAGCGTGAACTAAATTCATATTAATTCTTGTTGGATGAGAAATAGCAGATTGTATAGCAGGTTCAGTAATTTCATGAAAAATAATTCGTTTAGTGTTAGTTATAGATAGACCAAAAAGTTCGCAAATATGCCATCCAATTGCTTCTCCTTCTCGATCATCATCTGTCGCTATAATTACCTCATCTGCTTTAACTATTTCAGAACGTATTTTTTCAATTTGTTTAAGTTTAAGATTTTCTTGAATAACAGAATATGTTGTATTAAAATTATTATGAACATCAATATCTTGAAGTTTAGAAATATTGCGTAAATGTCCAAAAGAAGCTATAACTTTATATCCGGGTCCTAAATAATCCTCTATTTTTTTACATTTGGCGGGAGATTCAACAATAACTAATGAAGTAGGCATTATATATTTTATAAAATTATCTCTATTATTTTTTTATAAAATATTTGGTTTATTTTGTTGTTACATAATAACGCAATCATTCTTAATGCCTTCGGATTCATCTTCTGTGACTTTGTCATCATCTGCCTCTGTATCTGTGCCTTTGGCATCATCTTCATCTGTATCTGTGCCTTTGGCATCATCTTCATCTGTATCTTGATTTGCATTATCAAATGATGAAATTAAATCTACAAATTCATCAACCTCATAAGAATGTGCTCTTGATCCTTTCTCACAATATTTGACAAGGATACTTTTAGTTTCATTATAATCTTGGTCAATAGTAATTATATTAAAATGTTCTTTTTTTTGTTTTTGAATTCTAGTTGTAAATGATAAATTATAATTAGTATCAATATATACTTCTTCAACAATATGTTTTATTTTAGATTTAATATCATATGCTACATTATTAAATGAAGAATTAATTGGTATAATTGCGAATTTAAGAGACATAATATTTTAATATAAATATATTTTTATATTAAAAAACGAATAAAGTATTTAAATAAAGTATTTGTAAATGTTTTATTTAGAACTTTGCCTCTTTTTAAATTCAGACCAAGATACATTTACTTGCGGACCTTTATATTCTGGTTCTTTTTCACCAGTTTCTACATTTAATTTTTCTGCTTTTTTTAATGCACTATCAACATATATTTTCTTTAATAGATTACCAAATTCAAAAGCGCCTTCATGTTGATCTATTTTTTCATCCTCAATATCTCTTAATACATCTAATGCATTAAATAAAATTTTTAAATCTATTTCATCTTTTCTTATTTTATTATAAATATCGGTGTAATATGTAAATAAAAAGTTACATTCAGACATTCCTTCTAAATGAATTTTATTTGGTTCATCAAAATATTTATACTTTAACATAATTAAGTTATTTACATCTTCACGTAAAATATGACTATGTTTTAAATTTCTTATTAAAGAAGTAGTATCTTCTACATTATTTGTAGAAATCATTCTTTGCAAATGAAGTCTTTGATTGTCGTCCATTATAATAGTATTTTAGAATACTATTTTTAAACTATAATTAATTAAATTATATAATTATATATATAATGAGTTTTAATGTCAGTTCAGCAATGCCTCCACAAGTTAAACCGGAATATCCTCTGGGAGCTAGTAGTATTATGACTGCCGGAATAGTAAACCAAAATAACCAAGCAGCGCGTCAAAATGCGTTGATAGGTACTGGAGGATCTAAAAAAAAATATAGGACTATAAGAGGTGGAGCAGTAGCAACTAATGCTAGTCCAGTTGTTCAAGTTCCTTCTGTACCATCTGGGTCAGTTAGTCCTGAAGCTACTGGAGCAAATTATACAGAAATAACCAAATTAGCGCAACAACAAGTAGGAGATGCTCTATATGATAATGCAAAAACTCCTGTTGAGACAGCATTACTACAACAACAACAACAGCAACAATATAAAGGACTAGGAGGACGTAAAAGAAGAAAAAGTAGAAAAGGTAGAAAAAGTAGAAAAAGTAGAAAAAGTAGAAAAGGTAGAAAAAGTAGAAAAAGTAGAAAATCTAAAAACCCTTAATTAGTAAAATATAAATTGTAACGCTGAAAATAAGAAATAAATATATACATTAATATTATAGATTATGCCAACAATGAATAATTATTTAAATTTAATATATGTTAATTTAGGGTTTCTTGCGCAAATAACAATTATGGTATATTTTAAATCTGTGTTGGAAATAAAAGAAAACTGGCCTTTATATAGATGTAATCCTCCTTATTGGGTTTTTTCTGAAAATATATCAGAAGATTTTACATATTGTGTTCAAAATACACAAATGAATATGATGGGTTATTTACTTCAACCTCTTAATTACATGATTACATCATTAAGTTCAGTAGGTTCTAGAATGAATAAATCAGTTAACCATAGTAGAGGAATGATTAGTTCTATTAGAAATTTTGTTTCCGAAATTATTCAAAATGTATTTGGAGTATTTTTAAATATGATTGTTGAATTTCAAAAAATAATTATTAGTATTAAAGATATGGTAGGAAAAATGATTGGTATTGTTATAACTATTATGTATGTGTTAGATGGTTCAATTAAAACAATGAATAGTGCTTGGTCAGGACCACCAGGACAATTAGTTAAAGCGATTGGTTCTTGTTTTGATCCAAAAACAAAAATTACATTAGCAAATGGAAAACAATACAATATGGAAAATATCCCTTTAGGAGCAGAATTAGAAGATGGTGGAAAAATATTTGCTGTTTTAAAAATAGATAATTTGAAAAAAGAACCATTATATAAAATAAAAGGAAAAGACCGAGATATTTATGTTACAGGAGAACATTTTGTATTTGATAAAACTAACAAAAAATGGATGCAAGTTAAATATTATGAAAAATCACAAATTCAAGAAAATTTAATCCCAGAATATTTTTCTTGTTTAATTACAACAAATAGACATATAAAAATAGATGATGAATTATTTTGGGATTGGGAAGATGATGAACTAACAAACCTTAAATAATGTTTTTATTAAGTAATAATTCTGTATTATTATCCATTTATAGTATATGAGTAATAATAATATAAAAGATATAAATATAAATGATACTAGACTTTTTATTAATAACATTTATGATAAATTATCATACTTTGATCTTTATGGAAATTCTGTAATAATATTTATTTTTATGACATTATTTGTTTTTATAGTTTTTTCATATTGTAAAGTTATACAAACAAAAGAAGATATCGCAAAGGATTGGATAAATCAACGATGTAAACCACAAAACCTTCTATTTGCGGGTTTAATTACTCATCCTGAAGATACAACAGCATTTAAATATACAAGTGATAATTTTCAATATTGTATTCAAGATATATTAAAAAATATTACAGGTTATGCTTTGGAACCATTTCAATTTATGATTAAATCATTAACACAAGTTTTTACAAGATTGTCAACCTCAATTCAAAAAATTAGAGAAACTACTAACAAAATTAGAAATAATTTTAAGGATTTTGCAGAAGATGTGTTAAGTAGAATATTAAATGTAATGATACCAATTCAAAAAATGTTTATTTCTTTGATGGATGTGTTTCAAAAAATACAAGGAACAATGACCGCTGGGTTATATACTATGTTGGGAACATATTATACATTACAAGCATTAATGGGTGCTATTATAGAGTTGATGGTTAAACTGCTTGTTACTTTAGTAATTATTATTATTGGACTATGGATTTCGCCATTTACTTGGGGAGCAGCGGCATCTATGAGTGTTGTATTTTTAGCAATAGCTATACCCCTATCTATTATTATTTATTTTATGACTGAAGTTTTACATATTAAGAGTTCTAAAATACCTAAATTACGTTGTTTTGACGAATGTACTTTAATAACACTAATTAATGGCAATAATGTATATATTAAAGATATACATGTTGGCGATAAGTTAAAAAATGGTAGTTATGTTACATCAAAATTTAAAGTTACATCAGCAAATATGAAAATATACATATTAAATAATATTATTGTTAGTGAGAGTCATTTAGTTAAATACAATAGTAAATGGATTAGAGTAAATGAACATCCAAGTGCAAAAGAAATTAAATATGATAACCCATTTTTATATTGTTTGAATACAAGCAATAAAATAATAGAATTAAATAAAATTGTCTTTAGCGATTGGGACGAAATAGTTGATAATAAATTAAATATTTTAAATAAAAAAAATAAAAATATCCACAATTTAGAAAATATTCATGAATATTTAGATGATGGGTTTGAAGAAAATACTGAAATTAAATTATATAAAACTAAGAAACTGATAAAAGAAATACAAATAGGAGATATCTTAGAAAATGGAACAATAGTGTATGGATTAGTTGAAATAGATACAATAAAATTAAGGAAATATACAACAAATAAAGGTCCCAGTAAATTATATCATTTATTAACAACAGATGGAAGTTTAAATATAAATTCAGTAGATGTAAAAGATTATAATAATCTAATAGATAAATTTATTATCTAAATAATATGTATAATATGGAAATCTCAATTGGTTCGTATAAATTTCGTCTAGAAATTTTAATACTTATTGTTATTGTATTTTGGGTTATGTTTGGACATATTTTATGTAGTTGTTGTTCGTTTAGATTTGAAGGTTTTGTTGGGGCAAATAATTCATCAAATGGTCCTCAATTTGGTGCTGCTAAAATTCCAGGCTATATTATGAACCCATCTACTTGGTCTATGCCTACTTTAAGTTATAGTCCAGGAACTACACCTGATGCTGGGGTTAAAGCAATTTTGAATCGTCCAAAACAACCAATTCCTTTACAAAAAGATGAATTAGATATGTTTGCTACTACTGAATTTAAACCCGAATGTTGCCCTAACGCTTATTCTAATAGTACTGGATGCGCCTGTATGACCATTGACCAATATTCTTATTTACGTAATCGCGGAGGAAATAATGTGCCTTATGACATTTATTAAATTAAAAAAGTATTATAATTTTTATATTTTATAAAGATTATAAATTTAAATAAGTTTTATACAAGTTTTACAAATATTTATATTTTATTTACTTTTTAGTTATTTCGCATTTTACACAATACGATATATTTTTGGAACTATCTGGATTAATATCAATAGTATCATTTACCCAATGATGTTCACATTTATCTTTAATTTTATCTTTAACAGAATCTTTTAATCTGTGTAAGTGACAAATTAGTTCATTAAATTCTTTTACATTATCAAACATATTTAAATATCGTTTTAATAATTCATCATTGCATATTATTTCAAAATAATTATTATCAAAAAATTGTATGCTATTTTTTATATTCATCATTCTTTTTCGAGAAGTTTTAATGTATTCTATATGATTAATTACATCACCATAAATATCTGTCAGTATATCAATTTCATCACAATCCATTTATTAAATATACTAACAAATATTTATATCATTTACATAAAAGAATAAATATGCCTTGCATTTTTTATATTATTTCTAGCAATTGTACGTAACATTTCATAATTAATAGAAGCAAGTTTTCCAAATGATTTAACTGAATTAGGAACCCCGCGATTATAAAATATAGCATTTGATGTTATTTTTCCATTGTTAAATTTAGGCATTGATATAATTAGAATATATAATAATATTTTTAAAATAAGTTTTTTAAAAATATTTGAATAAAAAATGTTTTTAAAAATAGTTGAATAAATGTTATAAAATGTTTATACATATAAATTATACAATAATGGAACTTCTGATTTTTTAATTAATTTATCAACAATATCTTTTGATACCGTGAAAGGAAATGTTACTTTTAAGGACATGTCTTCTTCAAACAAATTTGAGTTTGGACGCATTAAACGATATAAATTTAATTTTGTATAAATAATTTCTAGGCATCTTTTTAAATTTCTTACACCATCTTCCTTATTACAATGATTTTCTATAATATAATGTAACGATTGTTCTGGAATAATTATATCATTTTGAGAAAACTTAACTTGTTCTCTAATTTTAGGTAATAAGTAGTTGGTTGAAATAATAGATTTTTGTTTTTGACTATATCCTTTAGTTTGGATGCGATACATTCTATCTTTTAAAATTGGATTTACTTTAGTTTCATCGTTGTAACTAAATATAAACAAACATTTACTTAAATCAAAATCAATTTCAGCAAAATATTTATCGTGAAACTGAGTATTTTGAGATGTATCTGTTAAGTGAGTAAGAATACCTGCAATTTCTTCGCCTTTTGGCGTATCACTTATTTTATCTAATTCATCAAAATAGATAACTGGATTCATGCACTTACTATCAATTAAAATTTGAACTATTTTTCCCCAAGTTGAACCTTCATATGTATATCCATGACCTTCTAAGAAACTACTATCAGTTGCTCCACCCAATGCAATAAATGCAAATGGTCTATTTAAAATTTTACTAATTCCTTCTTTCACTAAACTGGTTTTACCCGTTCCAGGTGGACCATGAATAGCAATAGCAGAACCAATTGCTTTAGGATTTGTAATTAACTGACCTAACATTTGCATTATTTGCATTTTAGCGTCATTAAGACCATATACGGCTTCATTAAGAGTTTGTTGAGCATTTGCCATAAATTCATGGCATGTTTCTACTCCGTCATTTATTGATATTGGTAATGTGTTATATTCTCCAAATGGAATTCTCATAAATGTATCAATCCAATTTTTTATTTTATAAAATTCACCAGAACCTTGTTCCATATAACGAAGAGAACTAATTTTTTTCATAGCTGCTGCTTTAAAAATTACAGGAATATCAGATTCAAGAAGAGTTAAACGATAAGGTTTTTCAATTCTTGATATTTTATTAATTTCTCTTAATTCTTTAATAATTTTTTTTTGTTTATCTACTTCAAGTTTATTATAAAACTCAAAATCATTCATTGTATTTTTATCACGCAAAATTTTTTTAAATATGCGAATATTTCTATCCTTTTCTTTTTTAACTTTTTTTTCTAGATTTTCTTTTTCTTTCTTCATATTTTTATCATAAACATCAATGCACTTTTGAATTGATTTATCATTTGGGGTTTTTAATAACATCTCCTTTAAATGTAATAACATTTCATTATCATTGCCATTATTATTACAATTACTATTTGAATTGGTTACTAGTTTATTTTCACATTTTTCAGATTTTATTGTCTTTTTATTTATTTCTTTTTTTTTTCTGGTTTCTTTTTCTGATTCAGAATCACTACTAATTGGGTCATCCTCATTTTCAGTATTAGAACTAGAACCAGAATTAGAACCAGAACCAGAACAAGTTTCCCATTCTTCTTCAAATTCACCATCATTTTTATCTTTACCAATTGTTAAGATAATATTAAATTTACCCAATTTATTTTTTTCTTCTTCTTCATCTTCTTCATCTTCATAATCTGATGATGAATCTGAATCTTCAGAACCTAACTCTTCTTCATCATCTTCCTCTTGAGATAAATCCGAATCTTCGTATTCTTCCTCTCTTTTTGCTTTCTTTTGTTTGTTATTTTGTGTAACTTGTGTTTGAATTCGTTTCTTCTTTTTTGGAATTTCTTCCTCTTCCTCTTCATCAGATTCTTCTTTTTTCTTAATTTGCGTAACTTGTGTTTGAATTCGTTTCTTATGTTTAGGTATTTCTTTTTCTTCCTGCTCTTCTTTTTTTAAAGTTTTAATTGTTTTTTTAAGTTGTTCACCTGCTTTAACTTTTTTATCTATATATTTTGATGGAAACATTTGTTGTAACATTTTACGATATTCATGAACATTTATTTCGTCTTCATCGTCATCTGTATAGAAAGAATTATCATCATCCGAAGATTCAGAATTCTTTTTTTTATTTTTTGCTTCCTCTTTTAGTTTTGTATGTTTATTGGATTCCTTTTTAGAGATTTTAGTTTGACTATTTTGTTGCATTATATATTATGTTATATAAATATATACTTTTAAGTACATTCAATTTTTTATTTAATTAGTAAATAAACTTTACAAAGATAATTATGTATCACATATTAACGTTTATGTTTATACAAAATAAATAAATAAATAAATAAAAAAAGTATTTAAATAATAAATAAAATTGAATTTAAACAATCTAAATATTGTTTATTATATATAAGAAAGAATGTTAAAGAATTCAGAAAACATGACAAATGTTAATAGTTCAAAAATTATTGGAATCCAGTTTAGTATATTATCACCAGAAGAAATTCGCAAGGGTTCTGTTGCTGAGATTACTAGCAAGGAGGCTTACATTAATAATAAACCTGTTATTAACGGGTTATTTGATCCAAGAATGGGTGTTTTAGAACCAGGTCTTATTTGTCCTACAGATGGTTTAGACTATATGCAAACACCAGGTTATTTTGGACATATTGAGTTAGCTCGACCTGTATTTTATATTCAGTATCTTAGTACAATTCAAAAAGTTTTGCGGTGCGTGTGTTTTAAATGTAGCAAACTATTAGTTTCAAAAGACAAATACAAGCAATCATTAAAAATGCAAACCCAACACAGATGGAAATATGTTTTTGAATTGTGTAAAGGAATTAAGCGTTGTGGTGAAAATTCAGAAGATGGATGTGGTTGTTTACAACCTAAAAAAATTAAAAAAGAAGGTATGTCATCACTATTTGCCGAATGGGCAAACACAAGTGAAGAAGGTGAGGAAAATATTATTATTCCGTTAACTCCAGAACTCGTATTAAAAATTTTAAAACGAATTTCCGACGAAGATGTTACATTTATGGGGTTTAGTCCTATTTGGTCACGACCTGATTGGATGATATGTCAAGTATTAGCAGTTCCACCTCCAGCAGTTAGACCATCTGTTAAGCATGATGCTCAACAACGTTCAGAAGATGATTTAACCCATATTTTAGTTAATATTGTTAAGAGTAATAAAACATTACTTGAAAAAATGCAAAATAATGCTCCGGAAAATATTATAAATGATTGGTCTGTTGTTTTACAATATCATATAGCATCAATGGTTGATAATAAGATACCAGGAGCAAGTCCAGCAGCTCAAAGGTCAGGAAGACCATTTAAATCAATTAAAGATCGATTAAATGGAAAAGGAGGTCGTATGAGAGGAAATTTAATGGCAAAACGTGTAGATTTTAGCGCTCGTTCAGTTATTACTGCCGACCCTAATATTTCTATTAAAGAACTTGGTATTCCTATGAAAATTGCTAAAAATATTACAAAACCTATAGTTGTAAATCGAATTAATAAAGCATTCTTAACAAAATTAGTACAAAATGGTCCTGATGTTTGGCCTGGTTCCAAAATTCTCGAGAGATTAAATGGTCAAAGTATAACTTTAAGGTATTTAGATAGAAAAAGCATTGTTCTTGAAGACGGAGATATTGTACATCGTCATATGATGGATGGAGATGCTATTCTATTTAATCGTCAACCAACTTTACACAGAATGAGTATGATGTGTCACATTGCTAAAATTATGAAGCGGGGTGATACATTTAGAATGAATGTAGCAGACACAAAACCTTACAATGCCGATCGAAATTTTGTGACGATGTAAGTCACGAGCCGTCGAGGTTGGCAACAGGGGGCGTTAAAAACGTGATACCCTCTAGTAAATAAATTAATATATATATGAGGCAAAATAATATAAACATTATAAAAAATTAGTTGAATATCATTTAGAAAACAAACTTGATTTGCCTCAAGTATATATTGATTTATTTGCAAAACACCTTGTTGTTCGGGAAGTCCCTTAGAGCCTATACTATCTAATAAATAGTAGAACCACTACTAAGTCTATGTTGGAAACACGTAGATGGCCGAGATAGAACTCGGATATAGTAATAATGTGGAGGATTGGGTAATCCGCAGTGTTACTTCCTAATGTCGCTATGGTAGACTATGGAAGGCATTCAGAGACTGAACGGGTGTTGGTGAGCGATGAAGGATTAGCCATCCAGAGCTTGCTTAAGATACAGTCCGACGTCATTGGAAACTTTGACGATTTATCGTTTGACGGCGATGAAATGAATTTACACATGCCTCAGGATCCGGAGTCTGAGTCAGAATTAAAAAATTTAGCAGCAGTTCCTTATCAAATTATTAGTCCAGCAAACAATGCTCCAATTATTGGTATTTATCAAGATTCTATGCTTGGTTCTTATAGGTTTACACGGGAGTCAATCGATTTTACTCAAAAAGATGCAATGAATTTATTAATGATGTTTAAACGTATTAACCCTGATACACTGAAAAAGAAGAAAAATGAACGAGTATCAAACTTTGAAATATTGTCACAAATTCTACCACCTTTATCATTAAAAGGTCAAAATAAACAATATGATCGCGATAAAGAAAAATATGATACTTCAAATAATATTCTTGAAATTATTAATGGAAAATATATTCGTGGACAAATGGATAAAGGTATTTTAGGTTCAGGAACAGGGGGCATTATTCAAAGAATTTGTAACGATTTTGGAAATATGGCGTCTGCTGATTTTATTGACAATTTACAAAATATTGTAACTGAATATATGATGCAAACGGCGTTTAGTGTGGGAATTAGTGATCTTATTACTAATAACATTACTAATGAGAAAATTTTATCAATTATTACCGAGAAAAAAACATCTGTTAAAGATTTAATTGACCAAGTTAAAATTGGAGTTTTTGAAAATAATTCTGGAAAGACAAATGAAGAAGAGTTTGAAACACAAATTTTTAATATTCTTAGTAAAGCGCAAAATGAAGCCGGAAGAGAAGCCTTAAAAAGTTTAAGTAAAGAGAATCGTTTTGTTGTTATGTTTAACGCTGGTTCTAAAGGTTCAGAAATTAATATTCAACAAATGACCGCTTGTTTAGGACAACAAAATGTTGATGGTAAGCGTATTCCATATGGATTTGAGCATAGAACGCTTCCTCATTATACTAAGTATGACGACACTGCTATTGCACGTGGATTTGTTGAAAGTTCGTATATTGACGGATTATCTCCTCAAGAATTATTCTTTCATGCTATGGGCGGACGTATTGGGTTAATTGATACTGCTGTTAAAACATCCACAACTGGTTACATTCAAAGAAGATTAATTAAAGGACTTGAAGATCTTATGGTTAATTATGATATGACTATTAGAACAAATAAAGGTAAACTTGTTCAATTCTCATATGGAGATGATTGTATTGATGCAGTAAAAGTTGAAAATCAAAATATGCCAATTGTTGAAATGAGCATTCAAGATATTTATACACACTATGTTATAATTGACGATAAAACAAAATCAAAAGCAATATCTGGGATGTTTGTTAAATCCGCATATGCTCGTCACAAAAAACAAAATGCAGAATTAAATACTAAATGCCAAGAATATATTAATTTTATGATTGATAATCGTAATAAAATTGTCAAAAATGTATTTAATAATAAATCTGATAAAGTTGTACGAGTTCCAGTAGCATTTGCTTACATTATTCAAAATATTATTGGACAACAATCTATTAATAAAAACTCATTGGTTGATATTACCATGCTAGAAGCATTCCAATCTATCGAACAAGCATACGCACAATTAACTAATATTACATTTGCTCCACCAACAGAAATGTTTAAAGTATTATACTTCTATTATTTGTCTCCTAAAGATTTATTGATTAATAAAAGATTTAATAAACAGGCATTAGACATATTACTCCAAACAATTATTCTTACATACAAAAGAGCAATTGTAAACCCAGGAGAAATGGTTGGAATGATTGCCGCGCAAAGTATCGGCGAGCCGACTACACAGATGTCGGTTTCTTATTGTGAGCATATTAGGTGTGTAAAAATTAATAAAATAACAAAAAATGTCTCTATTGAATTACACCAAATTGGAGAATTATGCGACGAATTAATTGAAGAAAATCCACAATTTACATTTAATACTGGTCACGAAAATAGTGTTGAAACATTACTTGATGCTCTTGAAGATGAATATTATATTATGGGAGTTGATAAAAATGAAAAAACTCATTGGAATAAAATATCACATATTAGTCGTCATCCTACTAATGGTGATTTAGTAAAAGTTACAACAAAAAGTGGCAGAACAACTACAACTACATTAAGTCATTCTCATTTAATACGTGATGAAACTACACAAGAAGTAATTCCAATTAAAGGTTCAGAATTAAAAGAAAAAATGAGAATTCCAGTATCTAAATATATACCTAATACATTTGTAAATAACACCATATTAATTGGAAATGAAGAAAGAAAGTTGGATCATTTATTTGGATGGTTTATTGGCGCTTATTTGGCAGAAGGAAATATAAGTAACACTACTATTAATATTACAAATATTTCTGAATTTTATATAAATAATACAACTCAAATTGCTTTAGAATTTGGTAAAAAATCTAATATTTATAAATGTGTTGGAGAATATGGACCAGTAATAAGAACTAGTTTTAGTCATAAAATATTAGCAAAATTTATTGTTGATACATGTGGAACTGGTTCATTTGTTAAACGCATTCCTGATTTTGCGTTTACTGCTCCTAATGAATTTAAAGCTGGATTAATTCAAGGATATATTGATGGTGATGGAAACTTCCAATGCGATGAAACACATCATCAAATAAGGTCGTGTAGTAGAAGTAAACAATTATCTACTGATATTACATTAATTCTAAATTATTTTGGAATATTCGCATCTATTAAAGAAAACAAAGTAAAAGGTTCTCCATTGTATAATCTTTCTATCAGCGCTAAATATGCTCAATTATATCAAGAACATATTGGAAGTTTAGTTCATAGTAACAAATTAATGAATTTAGTTCAATACATTGTTAGAACAGATGCGCATAATTTATCAGATGAAATTGATAAAATAAATGGTCTTGGAAATATTATTGCAAAATGTGGTAAAGTATTATCCTTACCAGGACAAAGTAGAACTTATGGACGTTGGTCTAAAAAAGATTCAATTGGACGCAGAACATTACAAAAATACATTGAAATATTTAGTTCAGTTATTAATAGTCATTTAATCAAAGAAGAACTGGATATATTATGCCAAGCAGCCAATTCAGATGTTATTTGGGATGAAATTATTAATATTGAAATAATTACAGGAGATAATAATGAATATGTATATGACTTTACAGTTCCAGCAAATCAAACATTTATGTTAGATAGTGGTATAATTGTACATAATACGCTAAACACATTTCACTTTGCAGGTGTAGCATCTAAATCAAATGTTACACGTGGTGTTCCAAGAATTGAAGAAATATTGACTCTTTCATCGAATATTAAAAATCCTTCATTAACAGTTTATTTAAAAGAAGATGAACAAAATGATAAAGATAAAGCAAATACTATTCAATATATGCTTGAACATACTAAATTATCCGAAATAGTCACTAATGTATCTATTTGTTTTGATCCTGATGATTTTAATACATTAATTTCTGAAGATAAATCTACTATGTCACAATATCGCAATTTTGAAAGTATGATTGATGAATGTCTTGGGCAAGATCTAAGTGAAGACAAAAATGAAAAATCAAAATGGATTATTAGAATGGAAATGGATCCTGAAATAATGTTAGAAAAAAATATTACAATGGATGACGTAAATTTTACTTTAAACAATACACATAAAGATGAAATTTCTTGTGTATATTCTGATTATAATTCAGACAAGTTAATTTTTAGAATTCGTATGAATAATATATTGAAAAATTCTTCTGGGAAAAATGGAAAGAAAATTAAAATTAATCCACTAGACCAATCCGATCAAATTTATATACTAAAAAATTTTCAAGAACAACTTCTTAATGGAATTGTACTAAGAGGCGTAAAAAATGTTAATAAAGTAATTCTTAGAAAAATTAAAGATAATCTTGTTGAAAAAGGAGGAGCGTTTCAAAAACAAGATATATGGGTTCTAGATACTATTGGAACAAATCTTTTAGCAGTTTTAGGATTAGATTATATTGATTCGCGAAGAACTATTAGTAATGATATTATAGAAATATTTAATGTATTAGGAATGGAAGCAGCAAGACAATGTATTTATAATGAATTGGCTGAAGTGTTAGAATTTGATGGTTCTTATGTAAATTCTCATCATATGGCATTACTTTGCGATAGAATGACTTTTACCATTAAATTAATCTCAATATTTAGACATGGAATTAATAATGACGATATTGGACCAATTGCTAAAGCATCATTTGAAGAAACTCCAGAAATGTTTTTAAAAGCAGCAAGACATGCCGAATTGGATACACTAAGAGGCATTTCAGCAAATGTAATGTGTGGTCAAGAAGGATTGTTTGGCACTGCATCATTTCAAGTAGTATTAGATATTAATGAAATGATTACTCTTGATGAAAAATATAAGTATGAATATCAAGATAAACAGGAATTAATTAATGATGGATTATTTAAAGGAATTGAAAATCCTTCTGATATTTGTAGTAAACAAAACTTAGAAATACCAACAAACATATCTAATCTTATTATTGAACAAATGGGAGAAGAAAATGATTATAATCCATTTGCATAAAGTAGAATAAATAAAAAATATAATTTATAATAACATTTTTTATTTCATAAATAATTAAAATACTTTTACTAAAATATTTCGTCGCTTTTTTCACTTATGTCAAAATTTACATCTACTTTTTTTCTAGTTCCCTTTTTACCTGGAGGATTGACATTTATTTTTTGTTTTTTAGTTTTTTTCTTTTGTTTTTCTTTTGGTTTTGGTTCAAAATCAAATTGTTCCTCAGGAAATAACCCTTCTTCTATACCTTTTGTTAATTCTTCAGGATTTTCGTCTTCTTCTAGAATTATAGTAGTCTTTAATTTTTCTTTATTTGGTTTTTGATTTTTTATTTTTTTTATTTTTGGGGGTAGTTCCAATTCTTCCCATTCTTCGCCTTCTTTCACTTCTTCATTTACTTCTTCAAACTCTATCGGTGGTCTAATATTTTTTTCTCTTGGTTTATATGTTGTTGTTTTATATACAAAAAATTGAACATCCAAATATTCTTCAATATTAATATATTTTTTAAATGCTTTATCAATGTCATCAAAACAATTTTCTTGCTTAATTTTATCAAGATTAATATTAATATTTTCACCATCAACTATTATTTTATATTTTGGTAATAGGTTTCTTTCTCTTCTATACATAGCAGGTATTAAAATAAAAACATATTTGTTTACATTGGGTTCTCTGTAACAAACAAATTCTTTTGCATTAAAACGCGTTTCAGGAATAAGTTTACTTGAAATAAAAATTGATGGAATTTTATAATGAACTAACAATAACCATAAATCAAAATTTACAGCAATAAACCCATCTTGCAATATCATTTGCTCAAATGTTATTGTACCATCTTGTAATTGATCGGCGTCAAATTGAGCCTCTTCTCTTAAAATATTTATTATTGTATTAATTCTATTTTTATTTGTAAAATTTGATGTTAAATTACTATATATATCAACCAAATCATCTTTTATGGTTTCAACATTTAAATCTTTTTTTTTAATTTCTTTAATTAAATCAATTATTAAGTATAATGAACAATAATTTGAATCACTATATTCAATTTCTTTAAAATTATCTGGAAAACAATTTCTCCAATGTTCTGATTTAATTTTATTTGGTTCAGATTTTACACAATCTCTATTATGAAATGGATTAATTGTATCATTTAATTCTATTTCTCTTTTGTAAACCTGTGATACAATTGGTTTAGCAGTATCATATGTATTATATTTTGCATAACGATTTATCTCAGATGGGATTAAGTTTTCAAAAAATTCTTGGGTAAGTAAATCCTGTAATATTATTATTTCATCATCTTTTAAATTATATTTTACCTGACCAAATGACAAATATGATTGTGGTTTAAAAATAAATGATTTTATTCTATTATATCTAATAAGTTCATCTGCCATACGACCATAATAAAATACTTCATTATCTGTTTCATTTACTAAATTATATTTTGGTAATACTAATTGACATTTATCATTTGTTATTCTACAAACTGAACCTTTTGACAAGCATTTATCTATTGATTGTGATATACATGTATGTAAATCTTTTTCATTTATATTTTCATAATTATACGGCATTTTTGATTCAGATGCAAATAAAATAGTGTCTTGTACTAAATCTTGTAACAACTCAATCACTGTATCTAATTGATTTTTGTATATACTAAAGCGTTTATTACATTCATCTTTTATTGCCTTTCTTTTTTCACTATTTAAGTAATCATTAAATAAAATACGTATTGTATTTCTAAATACATTATAAAAATTTGTTTCCAATTGTATTCTTTTTATAAAATCCACGCGTTTACTATCTACTGAATTATTCACAAGTGTGTTTATATCGGCAACTAACGTATCATTACGGGTAAATGTTTTTATTGTATCATCTACACTAGATACTGGAACAGGCGGATTTATTGGAACAAATTGATCAGTGTTAGTTAAGAATCCTGTTATATGTTCATCTTCTACAACTCTACAAAAATATTTTGGATCAAAGCAATTTGCCTTTTTAATATCATTTGGTTCTTCATAATCATAATATTTTTTTAAAAATTTTAAAGTTTGTTCGTATGGTTTCCAAATATCATCATTCATATATACAAAATCATATTCACAATTATTTTTACTTTCTTCTTCTTCTTCTTGACCTCGTTCTTTTTCTTGGCATTTCTTTTTTTTTAAATTTGTTAGTGCTGATGGGTAACAAGGGATAAACCCTTCTACATTATCTTTATTGTGTTTCGCAAATACACCAATCACTTTACCTTGAAAATTTAAAACTTGAAATGTTATTGTGTATTCTTTATAATTTAATATTTCTATTAGTTTATCTAATTCTGGGGACTTATTAAATCTATATTCATTTGGTCTACTCATAAATGTTTTACACTTTTCACCTAAAGTTGGTTTTATTATTTTTGAAAATACCGCGCGTAATGTTTTTGGCAATTTTTTATTGTATTCTGCAAAAGTTTTTGTGATGTTTATTTTTTTTCCGTTATTAAAATAACCATATATTGGTTCAAAATATGTTTCACGTTTTATTAAAATTAAACTACGCTTTCTTGCATCATACACATTAACTGAATAATGATTTGTTGGACATACTAATTCAATGTTGTTAGTTATATCATTTTCAGGAATTTCTAAAATTATTAAATTTATACCTGCATCAAAAATTGATGGATTTGGCATACATATTAAATCCCATAAATACGTATAATCAATTGTTATTTTATCATCATTTAAAAAATTTTGAAAATTCTCAAATGCTTTAACTACTTTTATTATAAATTCTTCTGTATTATCATTTATTATTTTCTTTTTAAGAGAAACCATTTTTTTATACAGGATTGTATTCTTATATTTTTCAATATTAACATCTAAATCTGGATTAGCAAAACTTGTTATTAAATCACCATTTTGATACTTAATAAAACTATCTAAATTTATAGCATCAATTAATATTTGTTTCATTTCTTTTATTGTTGGAACATCACTTTTTGCATTTGGAATAAATTTTTTTATTAATTGTATATCATTATTACTATTATCTTTATATTTTTGAGCATAAAATATTGCATTTGCTATACATGCTATAAATGATTGACTTGAACTTACTTCAACTCCATGTCTAAGAATGCACATATGGTTAATTTTTAAACTCATATTTGTTTCACTTACCTGACAATCTCCATTTACTTCATGTAAAAATTTTTGAACAGCAATTGGTAAGAACCCCCAACGATGTTCTCCTAATTGAGGACCATATTTTTCAGGACCTTTTACATAAGTTTCTATTTCTGTTATATTTTTTCTTATTTCTGCTTCAATGTCTTCTTCTTTTTTAGAAACTTTTTCAGATTTTTTTTCGTCAAACTTTCCTTGACAAATATCTCTACGATTTTTTATTTCAGGAGTTTGCCAATTACTATAACAACAAGGAATACATAATCCTGATGAGGTTTTTTGCTTATGAAACCCAGGATATTTTTTTATATCTTTTTTATCTTTTGTATCATAAAATTGATACACATATTTTCCTTTTGGAACACTATCACTTTTTTTTGGAATAATTGCATCTTTTATATCTGTTACTTTTGGACCACATTTACCATCTAAAATATCTTGCTCTGTCACCATTGTATCTGTTAATAAACACCAATATTTTGGACAAGTATAATAAAATTTTTTTGAACTATCTTTTGAATCAGTCCCATATTCTATAAAATCAGCCTCTTCATTAATTTCTCCTGGATGTTCTTCAACTATTTTATCTCTTTCTTCTTTTGTTAAAATTACCGGTTGTCTTCTTTCACTTAAAGTAAATGGACACATACGACTATACAAATCTATTTTTTCATTTTTAGATTTTACAAATAAATTTGGCATTCTTTCTTCTAAACGACTAGAAAATGGGTTTGGATATTGTAGTTTCATTCCTGTAATATCACGAACATTATTTTCCAAATTTTGTGCTTGTTTTGTTATTTTTTTTTGAGATTGGGTTTCACCCTTTTTAGGGAGTGATGGTTTAGATTTTAATTTTGGAGTTCTTATTATATCATCTTTTTTAACTGATGATAATTTTTTAATTGATTCAGAACTTGATTCAGGATTTAATGATTCTTCAGGCGTCAATGATTTTTTTATTGATTCAGAACTTAATGATGATTCAGAACTTAATGATTCAGGAGTTAATGATTCAGAACTTAATGATTCAGGAGTTGGAGTTGGAGTTGGAGTTGGAGTTGGAGTTGGAGTTGGAGTTGGAGTTGGAGTTGGAGTTGGAGTTGGAGTTGGAGATTCAGAACTTGATAATTTTTTGATTGATTCAGAACTTGATAATTTTTTGATTGATTCAGAACTTGATAATTTTTTGATTGATTCAGAACTTGATAATTTTTTGATTGATTCAGGCATTGA